GTCAAGTTCAAGCAGGACGGGTTCCAAGTGGTCGAGCAGATCCTCCCCTACTTCACGCCGGATATGATGCTGGCTATTCAGCCTATCGCGGGCGTGCCCATTGTGGATACGATCCCCGTGACGCTCAACTCCGCTGTGGAAACGGACAACTATGAGGGCGACTTCGAGAAGCGCCGCGTCATCATCTGGACGTTTGACTTCACGATGAAAGCGATCTTCTACGGCCCAGCGAAGGGTGCGGGTGTCACACAGGCCCGGATCGAGCAAGTCCAAGTGGATCTGTTTGCGTCTACGACATTCGACTTGTCGGAGCCGCCAATCTATCTCGCGACGGAAGCACGGGAACTGCTGGACAACGAAGATTTGACGCTCCTGCCGGATGAGTCAACCTCAAACACCTACTTGGAAACCGACCCTGTGGAACGTATCACCGTGACCGCAGACCCGCTTGACCAACCGGACGATGGGGATATCTCTGCTAACACCGTCTTTGAACGCTTGACGTAACTATGGACACAGAGAAACTGGATAGCATACTGGACATCATTCCAGACCAAACACAAACTGCGCTTGCTCCCGTGGACGGGGCGTTAGTGCCGGAGGTCGTGGACGCGGCTGGGACGGCGCTCGTACCCGTCAGCGTGAGCGACCTGGATGTGGATGCGAAGCGTCTGGAAGACGACTTTGAGTTTGCTCGCACGGGCACGCGGGACCTCATCAAAAAGGGACGGGAAGCCTTGGATAGCGCCATCCTGCTCGCGCAAAGCGGCGATGCGCCCCGTGCCTATGAGGTCGTCGGGAACATGCTCACGGCCATCATTCAGGCCAACAAGGAACTGGTCGGGCTCCACAAAGGCAAACGGGATGCCAGTCCCGACATTGAACGCGCATCACCGGTGGATGGTGGTGGGGGTTCGGTCAACATTGAAAAAGCGGTATTCGTCGGACGCGCTCAAGATTTGCTCCGCGAAATTCGTGCGCTCGCAGCCCCCCAAGCTCCTGCGCCCGCTGTAGAAGTGACAGAAGATGCCAAGACGCAAGCCTAACGCTTCCAACGGTTACAACGGCAACAGCCTTCTGCCGCTGCCTGAGGACCAGTATGCGTTTTCGCAAGAGGAACTGGCCGAGTTTGTGAAATGCTCACAAGACCCTGAACATTTCATCCAGAACTATGTAAAGATAGTCCATGTGGATAGAGGGATAGTTCCCTTCACGCTCTATCCATTCCAGTCACAACTCATCACAGCCTTTGAACAGAACCGCTTTGTTATTTGTAAGTTGGCGCGCCAGTCCGGCAAGTCCACCGTCGTGGTGTGCGGATACTTCCTCTGGTATGTCCTGTTCCACCCCGACAACTCCGTGGGCATCCTTGCGAACAAAGAAGCGACCGCGATTGAACTGCTCCGGCGCATGAAGCAGAGCTTTGAACTGCTCCCGCGCTTCCTGAAGCAGGGCGTCGTCAAGTGGGACCAGAAGCTCATCATGCTGGCGAACAACACCCGTGTCCGCGCAGAGAGCACCAGCGCGTCGGCCGTCCGCGGCGACAGCTTCAACATCATCCTGCTCGATGAGTTCGCGTTCGTCGCGGAGAACATCGCGCAGGAGTTCATGACCTCGGTGTATCCGACCATCACTTCCGGTAAGACGACCAAGCTGTTTATCGTCAGCACGCCCGCAGGCTACAACCTGTTCTACAAAATTTGGAATGACGCGGAAGAGGGACGGAACAGCTACAAAACCATCGGGTTCACGTGGCGGGATGTGCCGGGGCGCACGGCGGTGGATGCCGACGGCCGAAACATTTGGGAAAAGGAAACGCGGAACAACATCGGCGACATGCAGTTTGAACAGGAGTTTGAATGCTCGTTCATGGGGTCCGCGAACACCCTCATCCCGGCCTGGAAGCTCCAACAGCTATCCTACAAGGAACCGACGGACATCAAGGGTGACCTGAAAATCTACTACAAGCCGGTCCGCACCGACACTGAAGGCGAAGCACACATCTACGTGATCACCGTGGACATCGGGCAGGGACAGGGACTTGACTACTCGGTGATCAATGTGACGGACATCTCCGTGAACCCCTTTGTGCAAGTCGCCATTTGGCGCAACAATACCATTACCCCGACGCTGATGGCCCCCATGATACGGGACATTGGGATGTGGTATAATCAGGCGTATGTCCTGATGGAAATCAACATGGAAGGGCACGCTGTAGCCGACATGTTGCACAACGACTTGGAGTATCCGTCCGTCATCACTATTCTGCCGCATCCCAAGAAGGGACAGATGCTCACGGGAGGATTTGGCCCCAAGTGCCGGTTCGGCCTGAAGGTCACCGAAGCGACCAAACGTATTGGATGCTCAGGACTTAAGACGCTCATCGAAAAGGATAAGTACCTCATTAGTGACTACCAAACGCTCCGTGAACTGACCACGTATGTCGTTCACAATACGAGCTACGCTGCGGAAGTCGGCAACTTTGACGACTGCGTGGCAACTTTGGTGCTCATGGGATGGCTCACGCTCCAGATCGGGTTTGAAAACTACGTCGGCCTGTCCATGCGGAAACTGCTCATGGAAAAGCATGAGCCAGTGTCGATGGAACTGGGGGCTATTGGGATTATGGGCGACCTCGAACGAGTGCCGGTGATAGGACAGACATCTAGCGGAATTGACATCGTAGACGACAAGGACTTCTGGCGAACGGAACCGGAAGAAGCCGCAAACTGGTTGTAACACAAGTGGTTAGACCTGGCATTCAGGAATTCTAAATACATGTGTTCGCCATCTGTATGTGGCACCGATATGTTCTCCTGATTTCCGACTTCGTTGCGAAGGAGAGGTAATATGGCTTTTCAGGTAAGCCCTGGCATCAATGTATCCGAACTCGACTTGACTGCTGGCGCAAAGCAGATTTCAGTTTCCGACGCGGGCTTCGCGGGTCCCTTTCAGTGGGGTCCTGCGCTCGTTGAACGCACCATCGGGTCTGAAGATGAGCTAGTTCGGACGTTCGGAAAACCGGACGACACAATCTACTCTTGGTGGTTCGCGGCGCAGTCGTTCCTTGCATACTCGAACCTTCTACATTGCGTCCGCGCTATCAGCGATGACGCTCTCAACGCAACGGGTGACGATAAGCTTCTGGCGGGCACCGTCAAAGCATCCAATGGCACCTATACGTTTACGAACTCGACCGCAGCGTTCGTGGCGTCTACGCTCGTTCCTGGTCAGAAGGTGACGGTCGGAAATACCGAATACACCGTCAACTCTGTGTCAACAGCATCCTTCACGACCGAGGAAGTCATCCCCACATGGAACGTCGCGACGACGCTTTCTATCGGTGGGGGCGCGACCCCAACAAACTTGCAGGTGCTTCTCACAAACACCAGCATTAACGCACAGGCCTTCTTCGCTAACGGCCAGACGTTGTATGTCAACGGTTCGCTCACACTCTCTGTAGACGTAGTGACGAATTCTTCAGTGTTCACCGTATCAAGTTCTCCGGGCGCAACAAACGCCGCAATCACTTGGATTGGTACCAACTACGTCGGCAACACCGTGTCCTACTTCGGCGCGAAGGTTGCGAACGAAGATGCGTATGACCAGACCTACTCCGCAGGCGTGACAGGACTGGGTCCGTGGGTCGCCAAGTGGCCGGGTGAGCTAGGAAACTCGCTGAAGATCAGCGTGTGCCCAAGCAACACCGCATTCTGGAGCAACGCAACGTCCGGCGCGCTTACGACGACGGTCTCCTCAACGGCCGTGACCGGTTCAAACACCCTGTTTGAAGCGGAACTCATCGTTGGCGACTACATCATCGTTGGTGGACGAAGCTATCAGGTTGCAAGCATTCAGAGCAACACCGCATTGACACTCGCTACCGCAGCGTATGCCACCGTCACCGCGACGGCCGGCACGTGGGCGCGCAAGTGGGAGTTCAACTCTCAGTTTGACCGTGCACCGGGCACCAGCATCTACGCAGCGGACCGCGGCGGGTCGCGTGACGAAATGCACATCTGCGTTGTAGACGAAGATGGCGCATTCACGGGGACCGCAGGGACCGTGCTAGAACGCTATGCGTTCGTGTCGAAGGCCTCAGACGCCAAGACGCAGAACGGTGAAGGGAACTACTACGCACAGGTTATCAACCGTCAGTCAGCGTATATCTGGTGGCTGGATCATCCGGGCACCTCAACGAACTTCGGCACGACCGTAGTCAACACCACGTTCGGTGTGGACACGCTCCCATTGACGCATAGTCTATGGGGTGGTCAGACGGACAACGCGAACATCGCAGACGCCGATATTCAAGCTGGCTACGACATCTTCAAGAACACCGACGATATCGACATCTCGTTGATCATCGCCGGACCGTCGAATGCCGCGGTGAGCAACTATCTCATTCAGGACATCGCCGAACAGCGTATGGACTGCGTGGTGTTCTGCTCCCCATCGTATGCGTCCGTTGTGAACAACATCGGCGACGAAGTGACAGACATCACCACGTTCCGCAACAGCCTCCCGTCAAGCAGCTACGGTATCTGCGACAGCGGCTGGAAGTATACCTACGACAAGTGGAACGACAAGTACCGCTGGGTGCCGCTGAACGGCGACACGGCAGGTATCGCCGCACGTTCGGATACGACGAACGACCCATGGTTCTCGCCCGCAGGGTTCACCCGTGGGAACGTGAAGAACGTGGTGAAGCTCGCATGGAATCCGAAGCAGCTTGACCGGGACGAAATCTACAAGATCGGCATCAACCCCGTCGTAAGCTTCCCGTCGCAAGGCGTGGTGCTCTACGGCGACAAGACGCTGTTGGATCGTCCTAGCGCATTCGACCGCATCAACGTGCGTCGTCTATTCATCGTTCTCGAAAAGACGATTGCCCGGTTGGCACGGACTCAGTTGTTTGAATTCAACGACGAGTTCACACGCTCGCAGTTCCGTAACATCGTTGAGCCGTATCTCCGCGACGTAAAAGCTCGCCGGGGTGTGGTGGATTATCGGGTCATCTGCGATGAGTCGAATAACACCGCGGAAGTGATTGAACAGAACCGGTTTGTCGGAGACATCTTCGTGAAGCCGGCACGCGCCATCAACTTCATTCAACTCAACTTCGTGGCTGTTCGCAGCGGCGTGAGTTTCCAAGAGGTGACAGGGGTCATCTAATGACCCCTTTCATCGTAGGATAAAGGAGCCAACTAATCATGGCATTCGATCTAAATCAGTTCCGTAACGCGCTACTCCACGGCGGAGCGCGGCCATCGCAGTTTGAGATGGAGATCACGTGGCCGGTCAACATCCCGTCCGGCATTATTGCGGGGAGCAATTTCCGCTTCCTCTGCCGGGTGTCGAAGATTCCTGAAGCGACTATCGGGAAGATCGATATCCCCTACTTCGGCCGTAAGCTGAGATTCGCCGGGGACCGGGAGTTCGGGGATCTGACCGTCACGGTGATCAACGACGAAGACTACAAAGTGCGTCATGCGTTTGAGGATTGGATGCGCGCCATCACTGGACACAGCACGACCGTGTCGCAGTATAACGGCGGCATCGCTACCGATACCGTATCCGCACTCTCGTATGCGACAGAAGGCATCGTGACTCAGCTTTCTCGTAACGACCGCGGAACGGGACAGCAGCACGCCTATCGTTTCGTAGGCATGTGGCCATCCAGCCTTGGAGAAGTCGCACTCGACTGGGCGAACTACGACGCGATTGAAGAGTTCACGGTCCAGTTCCAGTATCAGTGGTGGGAGCCAGTCCAAACGCTCGGCTTCGCCCTCTAATCATTTGAAAACGGGGTAGGGGGCTTCGGCCCCCTTTCTCGAAAGGTGACCATTCATGCCACGTTTATTCGGTTGGGAGTTCACTTGGAACCCCAAATCGTCCAAGCCAGGTTCCTCAGACCCCCGCCCCACTGGCACCGCACTTAGTCCTGTTCCCCCGGAGAACTACGACGGTGCGTTGAATGTCCAGTATGGGACTGGTGGGGGATACTATGGCTACTATCTCGACCTCGACGGGACGATAGTAGACGACTTCCAACTCATCAACCGCTACCGCGAGATGCAAATCGTCGCAGAGGTGGATGAAGCGATTGACCAAATCATCAACGAAATGGTCATTCAAGATGACGCACGTTTGCCTGTGTCGCTCGACATGGACTTCGTGGATGAAACGACGCTAGACGACAAAACGAAAATCCGCATTCAATCTGAATTCGACAACCTCCTGAAGATGATGCGATTCCACAAGGACGCCTACTCCGTGGTGCGTCAGTGGTACATCGACGGCCGCCTCTACTATCACTTGATTGTAGATGAAGCTGCGCCGACTGATGGTATCAAAGAACTGCGTATCATCGACCCCCGCACGATTCGCAAAGTCCGCGAAGTGACGCGCAAGCGCCATGAAGAAACGCAGATGGACTTGGTCGAGGTGCAGCGGGAATACTTCGTGTTCAACCCGATGGGGTTCGTCGCCCCACAGGTCGGCACCGGATACGGGGGCGCCAGCGCCTCCATGCTCCAGTATAACGGCATCAAGATCACCATTGACGCCGTAGCATTCTGCCCATCAGGGCTCTACGACGCGAACAAGCGCACCGTCCTGTCGTGGCTCCACAAAGCGATCAAGCCCCTGA